TCGGTGTCTCTGTCTATTTCTGTCATTGTTCTGCCTTTCGTGGTGGTGATAGTAGCCGATAGGTGTTCGGGTCAGTAAGTCGACCATGCTTGCCAACCGCTGTCTTGCCAGATTGCTAACGCGGCCTGCAGGTTGGCGGTTGCGCTGTACAGGTCATCACAAGTCGACGCAAGGCCTTGCGCCTGTAGCCAGCCTTTAGGCCAATGCGTGTTAGGTATGCACCAAAAGCCGTTTATTTGCATAATGCCGTAGCTGCCGCCGTTTGGGTCGGTTGCGTTGTGCGCCCAAGGCTTGCAAGCGCTTTCGGCGTTAGCCACCCGGCGCAATGTGTCAAGCTCGCTAACAGGCCAGCCAAGTGACGCGGCAAGGCTCACCACATCATCACAAGTAGCAACGGTAGTTATGGTCGTTGTGGTCGTTTCTAAGGCCTCTGGGGGCTGTTCTAGGCCTTCATAAACGGTGTTTGCGCTACTGGGGCTGGGTATCGGTTTAGGGTCGTAAAACCCTACGTTTGCACCCGATACTACAAATACGCCCCACACGCCAAAAAGGCCTGCAGCGAGCTTGCTCAATAGGTACGCCATTAGTAACCCCGTTTCTGTCGGTAACTAAACCGTACCGACGCATTAAACAGTTGTGGTGGATACCCCAAACACTTGCGCAAATGCTGCCGTAACAGCTTTGGGGTCGTTTGCTAGCTCTGGCGTTATTTCGACGTGCCACCAATCGCCACCGGGCGCACCTGTAAACGTTTTGATTGCGGCCTTGCGCCATGCCTCAGCATGGTTAGGCAATGCGTGTTGCCCGTCAACAGCACGGTCACAACGCCATGACCTACCAAACGGCTCAGGCCAATAGTCAATTACCAGCTCTACGCCTAACACGTCATAGTTGGCTAACACTTGTTTTATAAATTCCAGCGAGCGCACACGCCCGTTGCTTACGCCACGTTTACTGGCTGGCATAAACCTGTAAGACAAATCGGCTGCAAGGCCGCGTGCATGATTGCTGACCTGACCGGGTTTGCCGCGTATGTCGCGTTTAACATATGTGCCGTTATTCCACAATGCGCCGCCGCTGTACTTTGTCGCACAGTTAACCCATTCGGTCATGCCGGGTAGCGCTGCGTCAACTAAGGGCGCTGCATTAACGGTGTACGGCTTAGCCACTATTTAGGTTTATCTTTCATGCCGTTGCTGGCAACTATGCCTGCCAATGTGCCAGACAGAAATGTGACAATAGTTGCCATAAGGCTAATAAATTCTTTGTCGTTAGGTGCTTGTTCCATAGGTTGCGACACAAATAGCAAGCCGTACACAAAACCGATTACGACTACGGCAAACACAACGCCAAGTAGTACGCCTACGGTTGCAACCATTCGAGCATGTAGCTGTTCAGGTGTAAAGCGCTCTTTCATGTCAGCACCTGTCTACGGGTGTGCAATACGTTGGCCGGGTGCTTGGCTTGCTGTTGTTGCTGCGTGTTGTTTCGCATGCTGTCAAAGTAAGTAGCAGCATTGCGCTAACCGACAAGTGCAGCAATTTCGTCATCTGTTAGCCCTAGTTCGGCAAGTTTTGCAAGTGCGCTAGCCCGTGATTTAGCTGTTGCCGTTGCTGCCAATTGTGCTGCGGTTTTGTTTTTTTCTACTTCGACAAAACACGCAAGATACGCCGCGTGTTCGCTGTCGGTCATTTCGCGCACTTCGTCACCAATTTGGGTTAGCGGTTTAGTCATAATTTCCTCAACTGTCTGAATAGCCGTAGACACGATAAACCCCGGTCATGTTGCCCCCAAATAAAAAACTAAGCGCGTCAAATTGTGTGTTAGCACCAAAACGCCCACCAAAAACTTGAGTAATGTAGTTGTAAGTATTGTCAGAAAACGCGAATGTGCCGCTCACTAATGTTTGTGTGGCTACTTGCGGCGCAATAACGTCAATAACCATGACCGTCGGTTGCGGGTCGGTGTTCGTAGAAATAATTTGCCAAGATGTAGCTAGGTTGCTATTTGCATCAACTGCAACGTTTGTAGAACTAAGGCCGCGCATAGCGTAGCGATACACATTAGAACTATCGTCAACGCCGCTTGCGCGCATACGCATAGTGCTAAGCGCTGCGCTAGCCGCTGCCGTAATGTGCAAAATAATTCGATAATTGCGATAGGTGCTAGTAAACGTGCTAGCCGCCAAACTGACGCTCGTAACGGTTGTGAACGCTGCACCGCTAATAAACGCGAGGCCGCCTGCCGTGCTAGGCCCAACGGTAGCCCATGCTGCGCCGTCGTAATACTGGACTACGTTTGTGCTTTCCAAATAACACAACTGCCCTGCCGCCAACGTCTTTTCGCCTGCGCCACCAAATGCGGCATCACGCGTAACGGTAGTTGCAAACACGGGTACACCCGTGCGCGCGCTGTTGTTGAGCTGCGCCGCTGTCAATACCTGCCCAGCGGTAAACGTTGGTACTTCGGTCTGTGCGTTAGCGCCCATACGGTCAGCCTAGGACATTTTCCGCATCAATAATGCCATAGGTTACGTCATCTAAAATCAGCTCATAAACAATGGTGGTTGGGGCTGTAAAAAATGTAATCCGGTGACCGCTACCAAAATCAATAGCGTGCTCGACACCCTCAACTGACAACTCTTGGGCAAGGCTGACAGGGCCGCCGCTGGTCGTAAACGTCTTTTCTATGGTGATTGTGTCACCTATGTCAACTATGGCTACCGCGTCACGCTGAGCCGTAGACAGGCTGGCAAATGTTGTGCCAACGTCGGTGTACCGTGCCTCAGGCTGCCCGTTTAGCAGGTACGCCGCCGCGTCGTCAATGTCGCCCTGCACATGCAACAGGCTGTTGGTAATGCTGGTTGTTTGCGTAAAGTACGTTGCAATGCTCGCCGGGTCGCTGTCGGTAGCCGTCTTGTTATCTAAGGCCGTTACCACAGCGCGGTTGACTACTTGGTCAGCCTCAAAAGTTATGCCAATGGTGTCATACGGTGTGTTTGTGCCGTCATCATGGAAGTCGACTACGGGTGCGCTAAGCGTGTTACCCACACGATTTTGGAATGTCAACACCCCCGTTCGCGACATAAACAGCCGCCCAAACTCTGCCGTGTCGTTAATCTGCGACAAGTACGCCAGCACGTTTGTACCTGCAGGCACGGTGTATGCAGCTGCATGGCCTAGCTCAACTGTGCCTGTAGCAATGTTGGTGGGGCTGGTGTAATCCACTTCAGGCAGGGCTAATACGGTGGCTATGCGTGCGCCCGACAACTGGGCCGTCACGTTTAGTTCGTCTAATACGGTTTGCGCCAGTAGATAAAACTGGTCAGCGCAATACACCGACACGGTGTTTAATCCGCCTAACGTAAACGCGTAGTCGTAATTAACTATGTACCCTCTGAACAAGTCCTCAGGGTTGCCAAGGCTGTCATATCGCACAAACTGCACCTCGCGCATAGGTGCTAGCCCCGGCTGATTGTTTGTCGTGTCATAAAACGGGCTTACCGTGTCAAACGGGTTAAACACGCCATCAGCCAACGTGTCGTTCAGGGTAAACGTCATTGTGCCAGCGCTAAATTGGTCGCCTTGGTCTTGGCGGCCTCGACGTATGTTGACGTTAAGTACGCCAAACGTAACCTTGGCAAATGTTGTTGAGCCGTCTAAAACGTCTGTGCCGTTCAGAATTGACGTGTCAAGCGTAAAAGCGTCTTGCAATGCGCCTGTGTCAATAAACAGGTCGTAATCACCTGACTGAACAACTGCTGAGCCGGGCATTAGGCAACCGCTATGTTGGCCGGGCCTGCACTTCGGTTATAAGCCCTAATTGCGTTAACAACAGCTTGCCCAATTTCAGCGCTAGTTGACAGGCCGCCCATCACGTTGACGTTGACGGTTTGACTGTTGTTCTGCCTAAATGGTGATGTGCCACCAAAACCGCTTGTTGCCATACCGCTAGCGCCAACCAAGGGCCTAGGTGTTACGGGTGCGCCGCCAACAATGCGTTCTACGACTTCTTTAATGCGTACTGTTAGGTCGACTGTGCGCGCTAAACCTGCAGCTATTTTGTCCATGCGTGCCATAAGTTTTGGTGTCAGCAGCTGTAGTTGCGCGTCTATGCCGTCAACAATGGCTTTGGCTTGGTCTACGCCTGCCTGATACCAACGGGTTGCAGCGTTCATGCCTACTGCGTCTGCAGCTGTTTGGGCTGCTGCCACCATTTCGTTAATGCCACCCGGCCCAGTAATTAGGTCGGTTGTGCCTTTGACAAGCTCAGCCGCTATGCCTGCGCCAGCTTCGCCGCCTGCCTCTAACACATACTTCAGCGCGTCTTGCGACAAGCCACGTTCTAACAGCGTTTGTAGGTTCCCTGCATAGGTTTTTATGCCTGCTACTTGTTCGCGTAGGTTCTCAATAAACGTTTTGCCGTTGTCGTCAATTAACTTAAATGCGTCAGCAAACGACAGCCCAGCTTTTACGCCCATTGACACGCTGGCAGCGAAGTCGGTAAACACTTGTTGAGCTGTAGCCAAATTGTCTTTTGCTGTGTCTAGGGCGGCTTGCACACCGTCTTTAACCTTTGACGCAAACTCGATTACAGCCTTAGTGGCTGCCCCGGTGCTGGTGGCGGTGCGTTTGGCGGCTTCGTTGTATTTGTCTAAAGACCCGACTGAAGCCAAACGGGCTTCGCTCTCAAATTTGTGTTGGCGTGCTAATTCGTTTAGCCCAGCGTTGGTCTTAAATGTGTTTTGAGTTACGCCACCTAAAGCCTTATCAAATTCCCCAGCTTTGGCAATGCTTGCGTCTAACTCTTTTTGTAGTTTCTTTTGCCCAGCAACGTAAACCGCTAACGCGGCCGTAGCTGCGACAACTACGGCAATGCCAACGCCTGTAGCGACTTGCACCGCTGTAATTGACGTAGCAAACGCAAAATTGACTGCCGTAGCAACAGCGGTTGCAACTTTCATAATTACTAAAGCCGCTGCATGCAATTTGATTACGGCATTTGCAGCAAGTACGGCAGCTGCAACTACTGCAAATGCAGTAGCCAAACCCAACACTAACCCACTGTTTGCGCTCATTACGTCAACAATGTTTGACATTACGCCAACTAATTTTTCGGCTATTGGCAAAAGTTTTGTGCCTATTTCTTCTTGCAGTTCACCAAATCTTATTTGTAATGCTTTCATTCGCCCAGCTGTTGTGTCTGCTGCTCTTGCGGCTGCACCACCTGTAGTTTCTGCAACCTTTTGCATAATTTCGTTAAACGACGCACCGCTATCTATGACTTGTTTTAATGACGGGTTCAGCGACACCAGCCCTTTGTTTTGACCGTTTACCGCTTTTGCAACTGCGTCGCTTGCAGTAGCCAAATCGACACCGCTGCTAGCGGCTAGGTCTTGGCTTATTCTGAGCAACTGTTGAGCTTTGTCTAGGTCGCCTGTTGCTTGCGCCAAAGTTGCCAGCGCCGGGCGTAGCTGGTCGTCAGCTGTTGCCGTCGCTCTACTTAAGCTGCTAATGAACTCCTCTGTGGCTGCAACTTGGTCTTTAGTTGCCCCAGTAGACCGTTCCAACACGCCTGCTAGCTGGTCTTGAGCAGCTGCGTCATCTATGGCGGCCTTAGTAGCAATAACTGCAACAGCGCCTAGCCCTGCTAACGCGGCAGCTGCAGGCAATGCCGCCTTTGCTAAACCAAACTGTGCGCGCTCACCTGTGGTTTTTAATTGCTCAAATTGTTTAACGGCTTTCTCGACGCCCCGACTGTCAAATTCTGAAATAATTGGTAAGCGAATAGCCATTACATCACCAAGTTTTTGTTAAGGGTTGCCATTAGGTCTTTAATAACGTTAAACATTTGTTGGTTAACTTGTGCGGCTTGACGCTCAAACGTTGGCCACATAACGCGCGACGGGTTGCCAGCGTTAATGGTCAGGTTGTAAATAAACATGTCGCCTTGGGGGCTGTCGCTGCCTCGCTTGCCTGCCATGTCAATTATTGCCGCTGCCGGGTTTTTCTGCTCAATGCGTATTACCGATAAGTTTTTGCGGCCTGTGTCAACTTTTACTACTACGCCTTTACGCGCTGCAGCTTGGTCGTATGGGAACAGTTGACGGCCTCGTTGTGTCCACGTTTTTGCCATACCTGACAAGTATTTTTCGGGGTACTGTGCTTTTATTGCGTCTGTTGCAGGTCTGGCAATGTCTTTGGCTTTAGCGTCAACAATTTTGCGAATTTCAGGGTCAATGTTTTTAAGCTCTTTAAGTGCTTCTTTTACACCAAAGACGGTAACGCCTACGTCAACTGTCATTTGTTGGCCGCCTTGTTAAGCACATACACAACAGTAGTAACGTCGCGCGTATCAAAGGGTACATCATGCGGCCAATACCCGGTTGCCGCAAGTATGTGTGCTAGTTGGCGGCGATAGGTGCCGCTTCCGTAGGGTTTGGGTCGGTCTGGTCAACTCCCTCAATTTCCATGTCAGGGTTGTTTTGCAGCCATTCTTGCCATTTTGTTTCTTTGATTGCGCGGCCTGATTGCTTAAACATAAAGTACGCCCACGCCACCATGTCGCCCATACCTACGCCGCGCCCGTCGCTAATTTTGCGGCCTTCTGTGCGTTCCCATTCGGTTATGCACAACAGGTTAGTAATTACCTCAATGGGTTGGTCGCCCGGCTTAAGGGTGACTGCAAGTTTGATTTTCATAACGCCTTTCTGTCTATTGGTTTAGGTTTGTTATGGGGTTACGTCTTGGCTGAATGTGCCGCCTGTGAATTCTATGTCAATAGTGCTTAGCTCACCCAAGGCCATGTTTGCGACAGGCAGGTTAGGCATAAAGGTTGACGTGAGGGTTAGAACTGGATTGGTGGCGCTGATTGCGGCATTAAGTGGTTTGATTTCTACAGTTACTTGTGTGCCGACTAAAGCCAACAACGTTGCGTAGGTTTCTGATGTTGCATACGAATTAAACAGCGTCAGCGTGCAAGTGTTTGTTTCCAAACCTTTTACATAAGTGCGTGCCAAACTTCCAAAAGTCGTTTCCTCAAGCGTGTCGTAGGCAACCGTCATTACGGCTGCGGTGCATTGGTCGCCTAGCTCAACTGAGCCTACTTTGACGCTGGCTGGGTTAGATAGGTAAGTGCTGGTGGCCATGTTGTTACTCCTCTGGTTCGGTTTTTACTTTACGCCCTTTGGGGGCTGGTTTGGGGGATACTTCGTTAGCGATAATAATAAAACCGCCTGCCAATAAGCGTTGTGCGTCTGCGTCGCTGGCTGGCGTGTACACGTCGCCGGGTGTGCCGACCCTAGGGCTAACAACTATGTACGTCATGCGGTTTGCGCTTGCAATTCGGCTGTCAGCTCATAGGCAGGCAACATGACCCCGCCAATTTCTAGGGTGGTTGGTCGACCTGCTGTTATGGCTACGTTTTTGGTTAACACTTTTGACGCGGTGTTTAGCAATGAGCGCATAGCGTCTAAGTTACTTGGCCCAAGGCTAATAATCTGCAATGGGAATGTCATCTTGACAATGTTGTAGTTAAAGGCTGTAAATGATGGTGCGCCAAGCATGACGCAAGGCGGCACAAGGTTACGAGGGTCTGTTACTACTTGCAGGCCTGTAACTGTGCCTAGAAACGCTGCTAAATCGTCTAGGGCCTCGTTAAACAGGTCTGTAAAGGCAACAGGCATTACGAAGCTGCACAGGCTGGGCGGTCAATACCTAACAGCTGTTTAATCATGGGCGATAGGCCTACGGTTGGCGCTGTACCCATTTCGTTAAAGCTGGCAAACACGTCTATCGAGCCTCGCGCCCGGTACAGCGCACCGCCCCACATAATCGTTCCAAGGGTTACGTCGCCGCTAGGGCTAGTGGTTGCGCTGTCAAAGTATCCAGCCTCAACACGCCGCCTAAAAGCCATTGCGTTAACGGCTGAGGCGCACACGGTTAAAAATGCGGTGTCGGCTGCAGTAGCTGTGCCTATGCCTAACCAATCCTCAATTTGTGCTGCCGTAATCCATGTGCAGGTAACAGTAAACGTAATCGTGCCTGTTGCTGCCGTGCGGTCTACGTCATCGGCGTTAACCGCAAACATCACCTGATTAGGTACAGCTACGTCAATGTTGTACATTGGGTCGCCTTCGCCGCTAAGGCCAACGTATTCGTATTGAGGCAGCGCGTACACGGTAAACGTGCCGTTAAACGGCGCGCCTACACCTGCAACAGTAATTTGGCGGTCAACCTCAATTTCTGCGTTAACTAATGTTTGCAGTACGGCGTAGCCGTCTAGTAGTTGCTTAAAACTAACCGTGTAGACGGCCATTGTTTAGCCCTCTTTTGTGTTAGCTAACGACGATGTATTTAACCATGTCGCTATCGGCAATGAATGTTGCAACGTAGCCGTAGTAGCTGAACGTGCGGCCCAATGTGCCGGGTACTTCGACTGACAGCAAGCCGCGTACCTGTTCGTAGAATTCGCAGGCTGAGCCGCGAGCCACAAACAATGAGCCTGCAGCAAAGTTGCGGTCTGCAACAAGGTTTAGCCCAAATGGGTTAAACGTGTTGGCAACCGTAATGTTTGCTGCGCCCATGCCGTTGACGCCCATGAGGCCAGCGGCACCCGTGTACGGGAATACTGGGCGCTTGTCATTGTCAAGCTGCGAGCCTAATTTTTTCCAAACGTCTGGCGACACAAACACATGGTCGGGCAGGAAGTTTGTTTCGGTCAAAATGTCGGTTGCTGCGTCGTACATTGCAGCAATGAGCGTGCTTGGGTCGTTTGCGGTAACTGTCCATGTTGAGCCTGATGCGCTTGCGCCTGTGGCGATTGCGTCTGCCGCTATGTTGTCGCTTTGCAACATGTATTGGCCTACCAAGTCTTGCAAAATGATTTGCAACGCTGCAGGAGAAGTAAAGTCAATGTCTTGCACCGACAAAGTTACTTGCCCAGCAAGCGTGGTTTTGGTAACGACGTTTGACGCAATTACAGGCGTGGTGGCGCTTGCAGCGCTCAATTCCGTTGACTGCGTTGCAACGCTTGGGTGCGTTGTCCACGTTGGGCGGATAAACGTTTTTTGGTTTCCGCCGTCTGGCATTGCGCGTGCGCCGATTGCTGCGACTACTGGGCGTATGTAATTGAGGTTTGCAAACACCGGGCCAAGTACTGGCACAGGCAGCAAGCCGGGTGTATCGGTGGTAATCGTGTCACCTGCAGCGGCCTGCAATGCAGTTTGTTTGCTGGCAACAAAATCTTTTACTGCGGCCTGTACGTTGCGCAAGCTTTCGCCGCCAATGTGTACAGCTGCCATGTATTCGCCTACGGTTGGCAGGTCAAATCGGCGCTTCGGTTGTGCTGGCAATGCCGGGGTCGGGATTGTTGCCTCGATTGCGGTGCTGGTTTCGGTTGACATGTTGGTTTTCTCCTCTGTGGTCACAGGTTCATTATGGCTTACGGTTTCGGGGTTTTGGGGGATACTTGCGGCTACGTCAATAATGTTGGCTGCGTCGCCAAATGCGCCAATAGGCACTAGCGACAGCTCAAGCCAGTCAGCAGCCTCAACAATCATGCGTTCTTTTTCGTCGTAACTAAATTTTGTTGGGTTTACGCCTACAGAAACTTGGTCAATAGTGCCGTCTAGGGCCATAACTAGCGCGTCATTGCCAAGGGTTGTGGCACTAATTTTGGCGGTAAACATCATGCCTTCGTCGGTGTCTACCCGTTCCGTAACTACGCCTACGGGTTGGCTGTGGTCGTGGTACATAAACAAACGTGGCGCTTTGCCGTCAACTGGCAGGCTGCCCGGCTTAAACATAATTTCGCTGCCGTCTGACACGGTGGCAAACACGTTGTACGGCACGGCCACCCCTGAGATGGTGCGTTTGCCATCGCCGTTGGCAGCTGTTTTGTCAACAGTAAAGTCGCCTGCAATAAATTTAATCATGTTGTTACCTCTGCGCTATGCGCTCTTGTGTGTTTTCTGTTGGTTCATCTTCTTTGTCGGCAATGTAGTTTTCGGATAAATAGCTTTCTGCGTCAAACTCTACATAAGTGCCGTTTGGCAAAACGTTATTCATTGACAGCGTTTGGGCAATTGCTTCTGCGTACAGTTTTACGCCAAAAATGTACAGGTCGGCGCGTGCTTGTTGTGCTGACTGGTAAGAGTATGCGCCTGTTGCTACACCAACTAAATACGGTGGCACGTTTGCTAAGCGTGCGGCCTCAAGCGCCTGATACTGGCTTGACTCAATTAAAAGCATTTTGTCTGGGCTTGTTGCTGTTTCTTGGTAATCCAAAAATTCGTTAAGAGCCGCTGTTTGATTTGTTGCCCGTGCTGCGTTAAATGCTGCTGCCAAGTCTGCCAATTCTTGAGCGCTTAAAGGCTCCCCACCCTTCTGGCGCAATACACCTGCAGGAATTGCCGACGAAGCGTTTCTATTTCGTGCAGCCTCAAGTTTTAACGCTGTCTCAACTGCACCGGGCGCTGCATAAATGAGACCTTGCGCTGGGCTTAAGAATTGCACTAGGTCTTTAGGGTCTAGTTGACCGCCATTAAAAAACACTTGTTGTGACGGCGCAAACCAAACTGGACCAACCATGTCGGTAGTGGTAATTGACCCGGCAGGCAAACGGGTAAACGTTGCTGGGTAGCCGTCAGCTGTGCGGCTGGTTATGTACCAAAATGCGCGCCCGAAAAATAGTAGGTCGTCAAATGTCCACGACATAATGAATTGGTATGGCACGGTTGGGTCGGGTCGACGTAGCCAAGTGCGTGGCGCTAGCGGCATTTTTTCCATTTCGTCGCCGTTCCAAATTTCGTTGTACATGCGCAATGGCATGCAACCAATAACGCTGGCCATTAGGTCACGCGCCCTGTTAATTGTTGGCACGCTGACAGCGCGGTTGCGTGCGTCGCCTTCTTGGTAGGTGTAGTACTGCCCAATCATCGCTGCACCCAACCCGGTGCTGTTGGGCGAGTACCCACCCGCCGCTGCAGCCTTTTGGGGGGCTGGGCTGATTGCGGCTTTGTTGACGCGACTAAAAATTGCCATGCGTCAAGTATTACCTATCAGACGGGTGTTGTAGTGACATAGGGGCTGGCTACGACCCGACAGAATGGGATAGTTACCCCTATGCCACCACAGGCAGACTAACTAACTGGCAACAACAAAAAATGGTTTACCTGTCGTTTTGGGTTTGCTGGCCAAGGCGATTGCCCAAACAGCGCACCGGGCTAGCTCGATTGGGCCGGGTGAGCGTTGCGACGATAACGCAATGCTGTTTTGTGACCTGACAGCAACGGCCCGTTGCATGTGTTCAGCGAGCATAGTTTCGCCGCTGTGTACCACCATGCCTTGCCTAATTAGTTGCCTTACGGGGTCTGTCCATTTGAGCATTTCGCCGTAGCCAACTACTTGCCTGCGACGTTCTAACGCGGTAGGCCAATGCAGGTCTATTGACGGCGTAACTGCAAACGTAATGTTGGGCTGCTCTATGTACGGTTGGGCGGCCTGCAACATTTCGGCGTATGTGCCGACAACAAATGCAACGGTTACACAGGTGCGCCCGTCGGGTAGCGGCACGGCTCGTAGCCCAAAGTAGCGGCTTTCGTCAACGCTGTTTTCTATGGCAATTACACCGCCTGCAGGTAAAGGGTCAAGCCACT